CCGACAGCTCCTCTTACCGCTATATCAGGTACAGGATTGCTCACCTGCCAGCAAGACGGTCTCGTAGATAACAGCGCAAACCATTACAACATCACGCCTTATGGCAACGCCGTAGCTACAGCGACAAGTCCGTTCTCAGCCACTCAGACCATGTTCACCACGGATGGTGGGTCGATGTATTTCGACGGGAGTGGGGATTACCTTTCTGGAACGACAAGCACAGGGATTGAATTCGGTACTGGTAATTTCACGGTAGAAGCGTGGGTCTATATGACTGCCAACGCTACAGGCAATTACAACATGATTTTTGCCAGCGCCGGACTCAATATGTATTTCGGGGTTGTTTATGTCGGAACTGCCCCGGCTTATAGGCTAACGGCTTTCGATGGAACTACCGTTCTTGAACAATCGACAGGCGCATCTTTTACGCTAAACACATGGACTCATGTTGCATGGGTGCGAAGCGGGACGACTTTTACGGCGTATCTAAACGGCACATCCGTTTACAGTACGACAAACTCTAAAAACATCACGGGAACCACCGGATTTAGGGTTGGAAGCAGCCCGTCTTATGCTGGCTATATGTGGAACGGTTACCTCTCAAACATCCGCATCGTTAAAGGCACAGCCGTTTATGTTGCTAACTTCACACCCCCAGCCACTCCGCTGACGACGATTGCCAACACCTCACTACTGCTTCTTGGAAACGATGGAGCCATCTACGACAACGCCGTCCAGAACGATCTTGAAACCGTAGGCAACGCCAAGATCAGCACTTCTGTAGTGAAATACGGAACGGGAAGTCTAGCATTTGATGGGACTGGGGATTCCTTGGTTCCTTCAACATCAAACCTTGGAGCGTTTGGCACGGGCGATTTCACGATTGAACTTTGGGTTTACTTCAATACGGTTGCATCCAATCAGGTTCTTCTGGACTTTAGGGCAGCTACGGCAGATATTGCTCCCGCGCTTTATCTAGGCGCTAGCGCAATCAAATGGTATGTCTCATCGGCCGACCGAATAACAAGTTCCACAGTGAGCGCAACGACTTGGTATCACGTTGCTGTGACCCGCTCTAGTGGAAGCACAAAGTTGTTTATCAACGGAACTCAAAGTGGATCTACCTACGCTGATACAAATGCCTATGTCGGCAAACCAGCGCGTCCGTGGATAGGGGCTTTGGCAGATGGAACAAGTCCACCACTCGATCTTAACGGCTACATCGACGATCTCCGTATCACACCCGGAATAGCCCGTTACACATCCAATTTCACCCCGCCCACAGCGGCATTCCCGAATTACTAGGAGTCACCATGCTGATAGCACGTATTGATGGAGATCAGGTTCTTGAAATCGCGGATTACAGGGCGATGTTTCCTGATGTCAGTTTTCCTCAGTCTGGGCCGTCCAACGACTGGCTCGCGGCCAATTCATGCCTTCCGGTAACGGTTTACCTTCCTTACGATCAGGCAACACAGGTGCTGGCACCTGCCGATCCGTACATCCTCGATGGGTACGTTTATACTGTCGTTGTACGGAATATGACCCCGGAAGAACAGGAAGCCTACGACAACAGCCTAAAAGCTCAGAATAAGACGCAAGCCACTTCCATGCTGGCTGCTACGGACTGGGTGGATGTACCTGCCGTATCGGACACTTCACTGTTCCCACATCTGACGAATAAGGCTGATTTCGATACTTACCGTCAAGCACTGAGGGTCATCGCTGTAACGCCACCTGTGGTCGTAGATCCGTGGCCGACTAAACCTGATGAAAACTGGGTAACACAATGATCACAGCGAAAGACTGCCAGCTTAAATACGGCGATCCGTGGACTGAAAAGTTCATGGTGCTCTGGGACGTTCCGACTGAACTCGAACTGGGTGTGATCCCCAAGAAGATTTACTGTAACAAGGATCTCGTGGGACCTTTGGAACGTGCTCTGCGCAATGTCATTCAGCGCAATCTGGTGGATCAGATCAAAACTTGGGACGGATGCTTCAACATCCGTAAGAAGCGTAGCGCGACTTCCATGTCCCTGCATTCTTGGGGGATCGCCATCGATATCAACGCGGCGTGGAACGGTTTCGGTAGAAAGCCTACGATGTCTCCTGAACTGGTAAAATGCTTTACAGACGCTGGTTTTGTTTGGGGCGGTACGTGGTCTAAGCCGGATGGAATGCATTTTGAACTATCGAGGATTTAACATGAACGCACTGCGCTGGACTGCTGAACGGCTCAAAGAAGCAAATACGTGGTACGGGCTTTCAGCTATTCTCACCACGGTCGGCCTGAACGTAGACCCTGAGCTTTGGAAAGAAATCGTCTCTTTCGGAGTTGCTGCTGCAGGTCTCGTTGCTGTTGTGACTAAAGAAAAGTAAATGTTCGGTTTAGGCCCGTTTTCATCAGCGCCTTTTTCGGCGCTTCCGGTTACAACCGCATCGGTTGCGATCCATGTTACGGGGCAGGCTCTCACACTCACCCAGCATAGCGTTAATGCCGGGTTTTATGTCACGGTTCAGGTTCAGCATCAGGCGCTGACAACTGCTCAGAACTCCGTTACCGCTACGGCTGCGGCAAAATTCTTACCCACAAGGCAGTCGCTAACGGCGACTCCGCACAGCGTTACGGTAGGAAGTACGGCCAATGTATCGGTCACAGGACAAAATCTGACCCTAACGCAGCATAGCCCCTCTGTCTTCGCTGCGGCTAATTTCACAGCCACTGGGCAAGCGCTCGCGCTAACTGAACATAGCGTTGATGTTTCAGTCCCTATTTATGTGAATGTGATTGGGCAGGCGCTGACCCTTACAGCGCATTCGGTTTCGACGACGGCTACAGCCACAGTGCAGGCCGCAGGACAGCAGATGCACGCTTATGTGCATGGACCCAAGTTCTGGTTTAACATTGACACAGATCAGACGGCGAATTGGGTTAACGTGAATACCGCGCAGAGCGCTGGCTGGACGGATGTAAACACCGCGCAGAACCCCAACTGGACTGACGTAATAACCTAGAGATCCACCATGTCTTCTACATACTCTACAAATCTTGGCCTTGAGCTCATTGGTAACGGCGACCAAACCAATACGTGGGGTACGACGACCAACGCTAACTTGGGAACCTTGCTCGAACAGGCCATTACCGGGGTCGTATCCGTCGATGTCACCGCGGGGGACGTAACGCTAGTAGCCTTAGACGGTGCTTCAGATCAAGCCCGCAACATGGTGATTGATGTTACGGGAACTCCCGGCACTGCTAGGGTTGTAAAGTGCCCTAACGGAAAGAGTAAAATATACATTGTCGCCAATAATTCTAGTCACGACGTTACTTTTCAGACAGTTTCAGGTTCGACCTATTCTGTAATTGTTCCAGTAGGCTGTGCAAAACTCATTTATTGTGATGGTACGTTTACTTGGGAAGGGGTAAACGCCGCAGATTCTCTGACCCTTGGTGGAGACCCTGTGCTTTCTCTAGAGGCTGCCACTAAGCAATATGTAGACACGACAGTCAGCACTGCGCCTACGATCACCAGCCTTCGAGAAGTAAAGACAGCCCCGTCAATTTCTGCTGGTACGCTGACTCTGAACTGCTCTAATGGAAACGTCTTTGCTGTGAGCATGAACGCCAACGTGACAACGCTGGCCTTTTCCAACATACCCTCCTCAGGTAAGGCCTACAGTTTGACATTGGCTCTGACAGCTGATGGAACGCAGCGCACCTTTTCTTGGGGGAGCTCTATTAAATGGGGCAGCGGTGGCACGCCGACGTTGACTTACACACCTTCTGGTAAGGTGGACATTTTTGTGTTGACGACTTGGGATGGCGGTACCACTTGGTATGCCTTTACCGCTGGACAGAACCTATGACCGTAGAGCGCAACCTCATTGAGGGTAGTAGCTACAAGACTGCGTTTGTTGGGAAGGCTGGTAGTGTTAGGGCGTACACATGGTCTAGTTCGGCCGGGTTTGGTGTGCTCTATCCGTCTGGGGGCTCCCTAAGTGCTTGGTCAGCGTTTTCTCCAAAAGGAAATGCTATAGTTTCAGCGGATAATAGCTCGACACCAAGCGGAACCGCGGTTATTTCTGTCACTGTATGGACACCCTTTGGGTTCGGTTCCTCCACGACGGGTTCCATACCGGGCCCAACTAGCGGACAGACACAGCCCTACGGAGTAGCATTTTCACCCTCCGGCGCTTCTGTTGCCATAGCTGCAAGACAAATTTTTGGTAGCTCACCTCCTCCGGGAGTCTTTGCCTTTCCGTGGTCGAGCGTGTCTGGAGTAGGTACGCGATTCTCTAACCCGAGCACACTTCCTAGTGGCATTACTTCCTGCTGGTGTGTCGCTTTTTCTCCGGCGGGAGACGCCATTGCTGTAGGGTATAGCGGTGGGTTTGCTGTCTACGCATGGTCGGATAGCACAGGGTTTGGAGCTAAATACAGTGATCCATCTGGAATGCCCTCTGGAAATGCCGTAGGAGTCGCTTTTACTCCTTCAGCGGATGCCATTATGTTTGTCAGCGGAGGCGATATTTACGCTTACCAGTGGAACAGTTCAACCGGATTCGGAACCAAGTACACGTCGCCATTGTCTAGCCCAACGGCGAGCGGATCTATAGACATCTCCCCCGACGGAAGAGCAGTGGTTATCGCTGGAGGACCAACTTCTGGAATAACAGCATACCCTTGGACTTATTCAGGCGGTTTTGGAACTAAGTTCTCTGACCCAGCAACATCTCCCTCGGGCCCGAACACTGTAAAGTTTGCTCCAGACAATGGCGCTGTCATGGCTGCTAATGGCTACCCCGGCACGCCAAATGCCTATCAATTCAGCACGGCTACAGGGTTTGGGTCGTCCATTACGGTGCCCAGTACGCTGAACAGCTTAAATTACGGGTTCGCCTTTACACCTAAATAACGAGAGTTAGCGATGTACGTTAAAATAGAAAGAGACAAGGTCGTTAAGTTTCCCTACGCGCTGACTGACCTCATAGTGGACAATCCTTATGTAAGTTTTCCGTCTAATATCTCTGATGAGATCGCCGCGGACTTCGGAGTCTTTCCCGTAGAAAGTGACAAAGAGCCTGTCTATGACTCGGCTACGCAGTTCTTAAAAGCAGGGAAGTTGTATGACGAAAGCGGAAGATGGAAGCACGAGTGGGAAATTGTCGACATTAGCGAAGAAACTCTAGCCCTTCGAGCTGCTATTCAGTCCGACAATGACCGACGCATGGCGAAGGCCCTTCTGTCTGAGACTGACTGGGTAGAACTTCCTTCTGTCGTATCGGGTAACGGATTATCACTTTTGAATAAATCAGACTTTGATTTGTTCAGAGCACAGCTCCGCGCAATCGTCGTTACCAAAAACCCCGAGCTTGTCATGCCGAACAAGCCCGATCCCGAATGGTCTGCTTAACACAGGTGCGGCATGGCTGAACAAAAGTTACAAGTCCTGCAGTTTAGGCCGGGAGTTAACCGGGAAGGTACGTCTTACTCAGGCGAGGGCGGCTGGTACGCTTGTGACAAAATAAGATTTCGCTCCGGCCTACCTGAAAAGCTTGGTGGGTGGGTGACGTATGGGTCTGGTGAATACTTAGGAACGTGTAGGCATTACGCTGAATGGGTGTCGCTTACCAGCTACTATTTGCTCGCTGTAGGTACGAACCTAAAGTATTACATATTAACAGGCAATAAATACTACGACATTACGCCTATACGTGTAGTAAATGATCCACTGTCTAACAATCCTTTTTATCCTATTTATGGGTCTCTAGCGGCTGATATTTCAGCATCAGACACCACTATTACTGTAAGCTCAGGCACGACGTTTACTCGCGTAACACCCTACGTCATTACGATCGGCGCAGAAGACATATATGTAGGAAGCGCGGCTGGTGTCACATTGTCAAACTGTGTGCGTGGGTACAACGGCACTACCGCTTCGACACACTCGTCAAGCGCTACTATTGCTAGTAAGTGGCTAGTTCTTCAAGACTCAGCCAACGGTGCGTCTGTAAATGACTTCGTAACATTCTCCAACGCTACTAGTTTTGGTCCCTATACTCCAGCCAGCACTTATCTCAATATCGAATATCAGATTAAAGCTGCTAATTCTGGGTACATCGCCTTCGATACTGGAGTTTTGTCTACGTCAACGACCAACGGCGGTGGCGCCGTGGTTAGCGCGGCTTACCAAATTACTACCGGGTCTGCGTCTACGATAACTCTGGGTGGTTGGGGCGCAGGACCTTGGCCGGCGGCAGTCTTATCCTCTGGTTCGTCAACACTATCTAGCACGATCAGCTCTACTACTACATCCATAACTTTGGCCTCGACCTCTGGTTTTGCGGCCTCCGGCTACGTGCTCATCGACGCTGAGCTCATCGCCTACTCTGCGATTGTTGGGTCTACATTAACGGTATCTGCGAGAGGAGCTGCGGGGACCTCAGCTACAGGTCACATGGCTGGAATTGCCGTTAATGGAGCTACTTACACCGCGGCTACACGAGGATGGAACACCGGGTACACGGTGTCCGGGATCGAGAGTGCCCTTCGGCTATGGTCTGCGAGTAACTATGGGCAGAACTTATTTTTCAATCCTAGAAATGGAGGAATTTATTTTTGGGACGCGTCCACAAGTCTTAGCGCCGGCGGCTCTGTAACTGGCCGAGGGATTGACATTACGAGCACAACTTTTTCTGATGTTGGCGCCGGGTTCATTGTCGTAGGGAACTACTACAAAATTCGAACTGTTGGTTCGACCAACTTTGTAGCGATCGGAGCTTCCAGCAACACTGTAGGTGTCGAGTTTGTTGCCACAGGTGTAGGTACTGGGACTGGGGTTGTCTATGATCCGGCCACTCCGTCTGTGGCTGCTTGCGTTGTTGCGACTGATGAGCGACACGTAATTGCCTATGGGTGTAATGACTATATCACTACGGGCCCTTTGCAAGATCCTATGTACATCGCTTGGTGTGAGCAGGAGCAGCCTCAGGTATGGTACCCAACAGCCACAAATACGGCTGGTAGCTACAGGCTTACATACGGAAGCAGGATCGTTACGGCGGTCAGAACAAGGCAAGAAATTCTCGTATTTACAGACACGGCTTTGTACTCACAGCAGTATTTAGGCGCTCCCTACATCTACGGGTTCAACCAAATTTCAGTAGACATCACTATTGTTAGCCCAAACGCGGCAACAACGACAAACGGTGTTACTTATTGGATGGGCCAAGATAAATTTTACATGTACTCTGGTCGTGTAGACACTCTCCCATGCGCGCTTAGGCAGTACGTGTTTGACGACATAAACACATCGCAGTGGGACCAAGTCTATTGCGGAACAAATGAGAAGTACAACGAAGTTTGGTGGCTGTACCCGTCTGCTGGGTCATCTATCAACGACCGCTACGTAGTGTACAACTACCTTGAAAACCTATGGTTCTACGGAACCATAGAGCGGACCGCGTGGTTTGACTCTCATATCATCGGTAATCCGATAGCAGCTACTGGGAACATAACTGTTCAGCATGAGTCTGGAGCGGACGACGGCTCTGTAAATCCTCCTCAGGCTATTGATGCCTACATCGAAACATCCGACTTTGACATTGGAGAAGGCGGCTATCAATATTCTTTTGTCAAGAGACTCATACCAGACATTGATTTTATTGGGTCGGCTACAACGACTCCAACGGTAACAATGACTCTCACCGCTCGTGACTATCCGGGTCAGCCTTATGCCGGTACGAGCTCCAAACAGAATGCGCCGGCCACAGTAAACGGGACGGACTACTCAACTCAGGTCTACGGCTACACGGAGCAAGTTTGGATTCGCCTGCGTGGCAGGCAGCTGGTGTTCAGAGTAGAATCAGATCAACTTGGAACGCGCTGGCAGCTGGGTAATCCGCGCATCGAAATACAGCCAGACGGACGACGGTAGAGGGAGAAGCATAGATGGCGGTTAAAAGCGGAGTTGCGATTTCAGCGGTTTTGCCACTGCCGCCTATGGAGTACGACGTCAATTACATGAATAATTTGATCCGTATTCTGAACTTTTTTATTCAGCAAGTTCAGTCTCCCAGCTTGGTCAAGGGGAATGCTCTAACCATAGAGGACAGAGACCAAAGCACTAAGTTGACGGTTAACCCGAGTGACCTAAAGGATCTTCTGGTTGTCATTGCTACTAATCTACCGACGTCTTCATCCGGGCTGTCATCTGGGCAATTATGGGTGGATACCGCGTCTGGGAATGTGTTAAAGATCGTGCCCTAGGAGGCAATCATGACTTACGGACCTCTTTCTTCTGCGGCTAACATCGGCACCTCGATGCTCAGCACTTATGCTGCTCCAGCGATTGAAGACTATTTATCTGGAGCTATTGACTCTCCTTGGCTGCGAAAAGCCTTAGCTGCAGGGATTCCTGCTTTAGCTGCGGGTGGGATTGGCGCTGCGACAAGCGGCGACAAATATGGCTGGATGAATGCGCTACCTGCTGGAATTATGGGGGCAATGAGTCTTCCGGGAGATCACGGTAACGCAGCGCAGCTGACTGAAGCCAAGCGTACGATCTCTGACGCGGACCCCTCGTCAATTACCAAAGGTCAGAAGCTGGGTGCTGATACCAACGCTATTAAGCAATACGGAGGTATGCCCTCAACCGAGGATGTATTCAAAACTCCAGACATTCTCAAGGCTGCGAGCAAGTCTGAGACTCCGGCGGGTGACACAGCAAAAGCCTCTACCTCTGGCGGAAGCGACGATGTAAGCGGCATCTTCGGTAAGCTGATGAGCACGCCTGAAGGGAAGATGATGGTCGCCATGATGCTGGGCAATACCTTCTCCGGGCTCGCTACGACCTCTGGAACGGACGCTTACTACAACAAGCTGAACCGTCAGACTAACCAAGCTAACGCCCTCGTCGGCCAACAACAACGGGCTTACATCAACAAGTCCCTTGGCTATGCTCTGGGTGGGCCAGTAAATCCAACAGTTGTCCGAGACCCAGCGCACATGTATCCGCAGTCAATGATGCCCAGAGCAGACAGGAGGATGGGAGCATCTCAGGTAAGAAGAGAAGTTGTAACGCCTCCGACTCAGTTTAAGCATGGCGAGCTGGTGGGCCCGGGCGATGGCATGTCAGACTCAATCCCCGCTAACATTGATGGTAAGCGTAAGGCCAAGGTCGCTACGGGTGAATACGTAGTGCCGAGAGAAGCGGCTGAAAAGTATGGCGACAAGCTCAACAAGATAATGAAAGCGGTACGCGCCGCGGCCCACCCGAAGAAGGGTGAGCAGGTTAAGCAGGACGCGGCCAAGCGCGAGTTCATCCGTCAGATGTCTGGAGTCAAGGCGTGAGCCAAGCACTTGATCGGGGCGAGTTCGTCACGAACTTCGGCCCCGTCCTCTCGGGGCTCATCGAGTCTGGAGAAGTAGACCCGGGCACACAAACCATCATCGAGTACACCACAGACGACCTTTATGGTCGTCGGTGTCAGATCCCCGAGGGGACCATCGCTCAAACGTACGTACATCGTACGGACCACATTTCTATCTGCCTTCAAGGAACCGTCGTACTGATTGATCAGGACGGAGTTCGAACCAAAGTAACCGCCCCAGACGTCTTTGTTACAAGCAAGGGCACGCAGCGAGTTTTACTCGCTGTTACCGACGTCGACTTCATCACGGTCCATTACCATCCTAATGCCGATTTGTCCAACATCGAGAATGACTTAGGGTGCCGGTCTATGGCAGAATACAACCATCTAATTTCTCATGAGGTAGAGCCATGAGTCTCATCTTCGTTCTTGGCAATATTGGCGGCGCTTTGGCATCGGCAATTCTCCCAGCTTCTATCGGCGGTGGGGCAGCGGGAGCTGGTGCTACGGCCCTTGGGATTGGTACGGGCACAGGGGTTGGAGCAGGAACAGCCAGCGCAGTTGGAACTGGAGCTTCTACTATTGGCGCAGCTTCTCTACCTGCCGGAGCTACGGGTGCAGCGGCTCTTGGGGCTGCCCCTACTGGAACAGTTGCGTCTGGCTTGTTTGGTGGTACGTCGTTAGCAGGTATGGCTGGCGCCCCCACAGGTATCGCAGCGGGAGCAGGACAAATTGGAGCAGCTGGGTCACAGTTGGCAGCTGGGGAAATGGCTGCGGCAAAAGCAGCTGGAGAAATTGCGGCTACTGGAAGTTCAGGCTCTGGTGGTGTTGCTCCGGGTTCATTCATTAATGCCATGGGTGGTGGCCCGGGCGGCGGGGCTCCAGCAGCTACTCCAGTAGGGTCTCCTTCTGTGTCCCTTCCGTCGGGAGTTGCAAAGGGGGCTGCAAAAGGAGCAATAACCGGGAGCGAACTTGGCGATATGACGGCCTTATCTCTCGGCACTACAGGAATAGGTAAAGGTGTTGAAGCCAAGCAGCAAGCTGATGTGACTACTGCACAGAACAAAGGGTACCGAAAGCTGTCTGCGGAGCAGGCAGGTGAAAGTGCGGAGGCTCTCAAGGATGTGCGGAACACGCTAGGTGGCGGCCTAATGCTCGCTGAAGGTGGTGGAGTTAATCTCCAGTCTGGCCAGTTCGTTATCCCGGCGGACATTGTCAGCGATCTTGGTAATGGCGACACCAAAGCGGGTATGGAGTTCCTGAGGCAATTCTTCGAGACGGGTGGTCATGCTTGACGTTGGTCTTGTCAGCATAGGCGCGGTCCACGAATGGTGGGACCAAGCGGAGCCATACATTGAAGGTTCATGCCGAGAAGCGAATACCGACCTCACTCCGCTTGAGGTCAAGGTCAAAGTTTTAAGCGGTGAATGGACGCTCATTGTGGTCTTCGACGAAGACACACATCACATTGAAGGCGCCGTTGTCGTTCATGTCTATAACAGGCTGACCGATCGAGTGGCTTTCATTACCGCTATTGGCGGGAAGTTCATCACCAACGGATATTCGTTCGAAAGACTCCGGGCGCTCCTCAAGGACATGGGAGCGACGTGCATTGAGGGAAATGTCCGAGACTCAGTGCTCAAGCTGCTAGGCAAGCTGGGCTTTGTAAAGAAATCAACCACGATTACCTACACTCCGTAGAGGTTACTATGGGCAGTCCTTCTCCAGCGTCCCCGGTTACGCAAACAACCCAAATCTCCCAGATGGATCCAAGGCTGTACCAGTGGCTTTACGGTACGGCAAACTCTCCGGGACGACAGCAGATTGCTAACGCAGCAATGTTGGGTAAGACCATGCAGGGTGTGCAGAACGCTAATCCTACGGCACTCGCAGCTTATTACAACGTGCCTAGGGGCACGGACTTATCTCAGTTTCAGTCCCATGTTGGCGCGATGAACCCCGGGCAGGCAGATCCGAGCCTGATGAAATTTCCCGGTCAAGCTGTAACGCCTAAACAGTATTACCAAGAAGCGACAGCGGGAGAAAGCAGTGGCAAAAAAGAGCCTGAGGCTACAGCTGCTGAAGGCGGAGAAATTGAAGGCTACAAAAAAGGCGCGCGCCTAGCCCGCCCCGCAGCGGACGTAAACACGTCTGGGTTGAATGCCTCTCAGCAGAAACAATGGGACAAGTTAGAAGCCCTGAGAAACTCTGGCAACCCAATGTCTCAGCAGCAGATTAAATCCTATAACGACCTCCAGTCAGCGAGGAGCTCCTACGCACAGGCAAACCCATCTGCTGCTTCTAGTAAGTCGGACCTATCGCTTCATGACGCTCAAGTAGGTGTCACGCCGTTCTTTGATCCTGATCCTAAGACCATGCGATCGACCAACCCTTACTACAATAAGGCTATTGACGTACTGCAGGGTATGGGACAGATGCCGAGTGAGTATGGTCAGGCCTCGGACATCTATAATAAGGCTGCGCAAGGTCTTTTGGGGCAGACAAATTACCAACCACAGCAAGTGTCTGCTCAAAATATTTCCCCTGAAAGGTTGACTGCCGCTGGATACAGCGCCGCCGACATGCAAGCGCCAGAAGATATTCAGGCCTTAGGCTACGACGCTGCCCAAATGCAAGGAGCACAAATGCGTGGTCCCCAGCAGTGGACGTCTCGTACTGCTTCGCAGTACATGGATCCCTATGCTCAGTCTGTAATTGACCAAGACATTTTTGAATCTAACCGTAATTTTAGGCAAAATTTAAACACGTTACGTGGAGGAGCTGCTAGAGCAGGAGCTTTCGGAGGGTCAAGGAGCACCTTACAAGGCACTGAAGCTCTTCGTAATCAGGGCTACACGTTGGAAGACATTCAAAATAAGGGCATGTCTCAAGCGTACAATCAGGCGCTTCAGCAGTTTAATACAGCTCAGGGCCAAGGTCTTCAGGCAGGGCAGGCTAACCTTCAGGCGGCCTTAACGACGCAGCAAGCTAATCAAGCCGCGCAAAATGCGCAGATGCAGCAGTACGTACAAAATGCGTTAGCTGCGGCAACAACTAACTACGGCGGGCAACTTACTGCGGCCCAGCAAAACCAAATTGCTCAAAACGCGGCTAATCAGTTTAATGCCCAATCCCAGAACCAGATTGGTCTTGCTAACCAACAAACGAACCTAGCGGCGCAGCAAGCTAACCAACAAGCAAATTTGAATGCGGGAATTCAAAACCAGCAGGCTGGACTAACTGCACAGGGATTGAACTTGCAGGCGTACAACCAAGCTGGAAACATGGGTCAGGGCCTACTCGGCGTCGGCCAAGGCATCGGAGCTTACAACCAGAATCTTTTACAGAACTGGGGAGCCGCAGGAAACACTCTGCAGAACCTTGCCCAAGGGTACTATGATAAGCGTCAGCAGAGCGCCCAGAATCTATGGGGCGGTGTTAACACCGCGACGCAGCCGGCGACGGGCACGCTGCTCGGATCTCCGTGGGGTACGTCAATGCAGGGTAATTACACCACTCAGCGTAAGAAGGGTGGCAAGCTGAGTATCAAAGTATGAGAAACCCAGTCCAGAAAATGTTAAAAGCCGCGAGCCAGATGAAGAACAATCCTCAGCTGGCTCAACGTGAAGCGCAGAGCCCGAACAAGGTCAATGCAATCGCCGCACAGATGGTCATCCCGGAGCAGCAGGCCATGCAGAATTCGAAACCTATCCCTCACCCTGTCGGTTCAGTCCTCATGCAGAAGCTCGCGCAAGCGCAGCAGGCGGCTTTGGCAGCCAAGATGCCCCAGCCCAGTGAAGGCGGTATCGCTCAGATGGCCGCCAAGGGTGGCGTGTTGAAGTACGTTGGTGGTGGGTACACCGGCACGATGGCGGATGTTAAAAAGGTTAGAAATAAAGCAAGAGCTGAATATCAAGCGCAACCGACAAGAAAAGAACAAATAGCTAAGGCTACTGAGGTAACACCAACTAAGCTTGGCGATTTACCCGGTATGGAAGAATTTCAAACCGAAGCTAAGACTGGCATAGCACAGGGTATTGAATCGCGTAACAAAGCTGCGGCCGCAGCTGCCAAGGCAAAGACAAAAAGCCAAAAGGTAAGTCAGGCTAAAACTGCAAAGATGGCCGCTAACTTTGAAACAGCGGTCGAGAATATGGGGCCCAAACCTAAGCCAAAACAAAAAGTAGGTAGAAAGGCTAAAACGGCTAAAGCTCCTGAACCTACTAACACCGCAGAGAAGCTAATAGCTGAGCTAGGCTCTCCCTACGAAGAAGCTAAAACTGCGCGAGAGACACGCGAGGCATACGATGCAGAGGCAAATAGGCGCGCTGGAGAAGCTACTGCGCGAGCTAATGTTAGAAAACTTGTAGAACAAGGGCAGACTCCAGCGGCTAGAATTCCGCAAGGAAGGCGCAGCATTGGTCGTGGGGCGGCTCCAGACTATCGCGCACAGGGGATCGAGCAGACAGTAAGGGCGACTAACGTGCCGGGTCCTAAGCAAGTAGCTGAAGGGCAGGCCGCAGAAGCTGAATCCACTCGTAAGGCCACGCGAGCGGCCAATAGAGAAGCAGCGACCAACGCTCTAAAAACGCAGGAAGGGCGTAATACCCTATTGGCCAAAGGTGTTAGCAAAGATGTTCCCTTGGACGTAGCTACCAGAGTTATTCAAGGCAGGTCTGATGCAGCACGTACCAAAACTCTAGAGGGCCGTAGGCAGATAGCTGAGGAGCAAGGCGAGGTCAAGAAGGGCGTCAACGCAAGGTCATCCGTCATAGGCGAGAAGGGTAGAGTAGTGCCCAGACAGCCGGAGACTCCAGAACAGAAAGCACGACGTTCTAAGGTGTCCAGCGAGCTGGGACTGCCTGAGAAAAAGGGTATTGCATCCGCGGCTTCGAAAGAGGCTAGGGAATACATGGCTGGAAAAGAGCAGCCTGCTGAACCCACCGCGGAGGAAAAACTGCCGTCTAAAAAGAAAACCGCTGACGTAACTCAAGGCGAGGCTACGGCACGTCTTCAGAAAGCCAAAGCAGAAGGGCAAGCAGCTCGTGGTGAGACTCCAGCAACGCTGCATTCAAAAGTTGAGGGCATTACGGAAGGTGCTATCCATAGCGATCCTGAGGTACACGATGAGGTGTCACGACTTGCCTCCAGCTTTAAGGCACAAAATCCAGATGCTACCGTTGAGCAGATGGGTACGCACATTATGGACAATGCGTCAGAGGCCACAAAAGCTAAGTTCATGGCTAAGGCCGGACCTTTGTTAGAGAAATACGGCGTCAGATTTGGTAAAGCCGTGGGATCAATAGGCGCTTATGAGTCCGCTGCAAACATCGGGAACGTAGCCATTGATCCCACGAAGTCAAAGGCGGATGTCGCAAAAGCGATGGGGCATGAAGCTGTAGAGTCTATTCCTGCTTTGACTGGAGCCGCTATTGGTGGCGGCGCTGGATCTCTTGTGGCTCCGGGACCGGGTACTATCCTCGGAGGTTTGGCTGGTGGCATCGCTGGTGCTGCAGGCGGAGCTCCTGCTGTCAGTTGGATGAAAGAAAAGCTGGGAATGGACCAAGAAGGTCCTCAGGCTACCGCGCGGCACACCATTCCTACAGTTGGTGACATAGCGAGCAAAGTTTCCGAGCAGTTCTCTGGCGATAACTGGAACAAGTCCCCGGCACAGCAGTTTAAGGACGAAGTCGCGGCCATGCCCGAGGATGAAGAAACCCTGCGTCTGGAACGTATGGGTCGTGGAGAAATGAGCCTTCCTGAGATTGCTCGAGGTACTGCAGAGCCTGCGGCTCCTCAGACTGCTCCGGGTGGTTCGTCGGGCGGCGCTCCGAGCACTGGAAAAGGAATAACGTCTTCTCCGGCCCTCAGGTCTTCAGCTACTGGCGGAGGTGGGGCTTCCACCGTTCCCGCTGGCGGAGCAGCTGCTCCGTCTGCGCCGCAGGCTCCTAGAACTGAAACGCAAGCCACTCAGGACCAGTATGCCGGAGACACAAGCGAAGGCACGCCAGAAGGCGCCGTACGCGAACTGATGAAACTCCGTGGACCCGGGTACTCCTACTCTCCAGAAGTCATGGGTATGCTGAAAGACGCCCGGGATGAGGACAGGCAGGCTACCGCGCTCAGTATGCTGGGTGCTATCGGTACGGGTCTTGCCAACCGCGATCGTTACGCAGGCGCGCATGAAGCGGGTCTTCTGGCTAATCAGGCCTTTACTTCTGGTCGTGAGCGGGAAGACGCAGCGCAGCAGCGGTTCCTGCAGGGCATCATTCATAACGAGCAAGTTCCGTTCGAACAGCGTCAAGCAGCGTACGAGATGTACACCAAGATGCAGATGGCTGCGGCTCAGAATGAGGCGCTTATGGCTCGGGCTAATCTAACCGGTATGTATGGACTCGGGAAAGCGGATATTGCAGCCCGGTCGAGAGAAGCAACACAGCGCGACCAATACGCCAAGCTATTTGTTAATTCTATGCAAAAGGACATAGGGCAGCTGCAGCGCCAGCTAGCTACAGACTTTAGCCTCACCGATGAAGATAAGCAGAGGATAAATAACGAGATAGACGGCTTAAGGCAGCAAGTAGCCATGGCTAGATCAAACATGACTGACCAGTCAGATGTCCTTTCCGGCCTAGCCGGTGGTGAAACTTTAGGTCAAAATAGGCCCATCACTACCCTCAAGATGTAAGGACTGAGCATGGCAACTTCTACTGGTTCTAGGGCCCTTGATTTCGCTTTGGGTATCGGGGCCTATGCCCCTCAGTATGACTTGCCTGAAGAAGCTCCTCAGGAGGGCGGCATCGCGTCCGCCCTTCCTAGTCGCGGAGGTCCTCCCAGCAAAAACGCTGAAGCTTATGCTCCGCTAATCAAAGAAGCAGCTGCCCGACATAAGATACCTTATGAGCTTCTCATGGGTATTGCTCAGACAGAATCCAGCTTCAACCCGGCTGCTATAGGACCTAAGACAAAGTATGGAACAGCCAAGGGCATGTTTCAGATGATCGACTCCACGGCTCGTCGGTACGGCGTACAAGATCAGTTTGACCCAGCTCAAGAAGCGGATGGCGCTGCGCGCTATCTCAGTGACCTAATGAAGCGTTACAACGGGAATGCCGAACTAGCCGCTGCAGCGTATAACGCTGGCGAAGGTAATGTGGACAAGTACCTCAGCGGTCGAGCGCCCCTTCCGGCTCAGACTCAGGACTATGTTCCTAAAGTTCTTGGGCACGCAGCGCAGTTTGGCGCCTCTCCATTGGCGCAGGCTCCTCAGTCTCGTCAGCCATCTAATCCAATCGTACCTCCACCGGAGGGTATGCAAGCTGTCTGGCTGTCAAATGACACACAGCTAAATGCGCCTGCCGGGCTGACGCTGCAGCAGATCCACGAAAAGATTCAAATGAATCACCCAGAGTTGGAAAATGTTGTTCCGACTCGAATTATGCAAACCGGCGAGCAGACGTTTAACGTGCCGTATAACATGCAGGACGATGAGGCTATGCACCACCTCGTCAACCAAGGGCTCATGAAAGACCCAACGGAAGGCAAGGGCGGCCGTGGTTGGAACAATCTGGTCAGCGGTCTCGAGAGGAGCATCGGCAACGCGGCGCTGGCTATGGGCAATCCTGAGATGGCCCAGCAGTTCTATGACAAAGCCAAGGCCGGCGAGTATCAGATGTATGAGTCTGAGGTCGAGGCAGCGAAGCGCAAAGGGTTTTTACCGGGTCTCAAGGCTGAGGCCATGCAGAATCTGGTCTACCCGGGCATGGAGATGCTCGGTGAATTCGCTCCGGCTATGATACCTGTCGGCGGCGTCGCTGGCACAGCAGCCAAGATTGCGGCTATGGTTCCGTCGTCGACGGGCTCCATCATGCAGTACGCCAAGGAAAGGGGCGTCGATCTCACGCCGACAGAAGCTTTGAGAGAGGGTATCCCGCTCGCGGCGGTCAGCACCGTAGGTCTGCCTTTGAAGGGTCTTGGGTTGGGGGCTGGTGCCGTAGAGAAAGGCCTGCTCCGCAGAACCGCTGAAGCCGGGGCGACCAACTTTGCCAAGAACGTCGCTGCTATGGGCACGATGGAAGGGCTCCATAAGGAGGCCGCTGGTGAGCCTGTGCTCCCTCAGACCCCCGAAGAAATGGCTAGGCTCGCAGAGTCAGCTGCGTGGTTCGCAGGTCCTCATGCCCTGCTCGAAGGAGCAATGCCTCGTGAGCGCCCGGAGGCGCCGGAAGTCGCGCAGCGCGAACCTGTTCGGACCCCAGAAAGAGTATCTGAGGTCGTCGAGCCAGAAGTGGCCGGAGGCCCAGAGGTTGCCCCCGCTGTTAGAACCGAGCTGCAAAACATCGGTGAGATGTATGGCCGGCATGTAATGGAAGCCGAGGCTCGGGGCGAACCACCCATGAGCCCAGAAGAGTTTATGGCTCAGTACAAACCTGAGCCCGTAGTGCAGGAAGAAATTAAAGACGAGCTCGCCCCGGGTGACATCGAGGCGGCTCCATCTTCTGCGCCTGTTCAACCCAGCCCGTTCGTGCGTAAAGCACAGGAGAGAAAGAATGCCCAGCAAGAGCCCAGCACAGGCGCGCCTGATGGCGGCAGCAGCGCACAACCCGGCTTTCGCGAAGAAGGTAGGGATCAAGCAGTCGGTGGCCAAGGAGTGGAACCAAGCGGACAAGGGATCAAAGCTCCTGAAATCAAAGTCCCGGAAAAGAAAGTAGCAACGGGTAAGCCGCCTACTACTGAACTCGCTCCACTGCAGGAAAGGGACTTTACGCCAGAAGAAGTTCAACAGATTCATGCGTGGCAAGATGAAGGTATCAGCCATAGAGATATTGCTAAGAAGCTCAAGATCCCCTACTTCAACTACTTGGTTAAGGCCGGCAAAGTTAGGGCCGGCGAGGGCGATCTAGGCAGTGTCATCAAACCGGGCACCATGAAAGAAGGTGAGTACGCTACTCACGCCGAGTTGGAAAAACTGCCCGAAAAAGACCAGCTCAGCTATCTGCAGCTCATGGGTAAAACCAAGGAGGAAATGGGCGAGCGGCTTAAGCTATCTGAGGAAGAAGTTACTAATAAACTCCAAGAGTATGGCTTGCCTGACACAGAAGCTGAGCTTCAACGGAAAATGTCCGAGGAGAAGAAAAAGGCAATTGAGGCTGACATTGAGCACCGCGCGCAGTTTCGTGAAGAGGAGCCTGCGCCTGTTTTGTCCGAGGGGTCCATTGATCGAGCAAGAGCAAAGAACGAAAGGAGTACGGTCGTATTCGATCGGTCATCAAAAAGGGACCTCATAAAAAGTCGGAGCACAATTAGAAGGCGGGCGGAAGCTAAAAAAGCGGGGACTATGGAAGAAGTAGTGCCCAGAGCATGGCCTGAGATTGAAGCGGATCTCACGTCTACTTTTAATGACCTACAGCGTTTACGTGAAGAAAAGGCGCCCATTACGGAGTCTCTCGAGCTTAATCAACACCTAGACTTTCTTCGCGCGGAAGCAGCGAAAGGCGGGTTCCATAACGAGCACGCTCTCTGGGAACAGAAGCAACGAGCCGCAGAAGCAGCGCCAAAGAAGAAGCTAAATATCGACGAGCAGGAAGTCGAACAACGGGAAGCGGAGGAAGAGGCCAAGAAAAAAGCGGACGAAGAACGCCAAAAGCGAGAGGAGCAGGAGGATCAGGAGGACGAGCTAGACGCTGAAGAACAGCTGAAAAGGGACGAACTCGCAGAAAGGAAACTGCAGAAGAAGCTGCAGAAAAAGCGGGACGAAGAAGACGAAGACGTTCTCCGCGACCTTCCTGACTTCGATTACACCGAACCTGATCGTGAACTGGATTACTCCAAAGGCGAAGTTACCAAGGAAGCGCATACCCCTGAGTCACTGGCAAAGCATCTGGCTGATACGTACGGTGCCCGTAAGCCGGCGGTTGAGATCACGACCCGGGCGCAGGCCGGTGTCGACGCCAGAACCAAAGCTTTCTATGACCCCAAGACCAAGAAGGTCCACATCATTGCGGACAATCTGGATAAGGGCGACAACGTACATGGGCTGCTCAAACATGAGATCGGTGTCCACGCGCAGAAGCTGGGTGTAAAAGACCCTGAGTTCCAAGGCATCCTCAAACACATGCAAGGGATGCGCGACAAGGGTATTCAAGTGGTACGCGAAGCGTATGCCAAGGTGCCGGAAGGAACGCGCCCGGAGCGCGTCCACGAGGAGGCTCTTGGCTATCTGGTTGAGCACCACCCGCACCTTCCTTTGGTCCGACGTTTCATGTCGTGGCTGCGCCGTATGGCGCACAAGCTGACTGGCAACGCAGGGTGGCTTAAGCCAGAGGATCTGTCTCACATGGCTCATCGTATTCTCAAGAAGGACTACGGTGTTGAGTCACGCCCGGAGCGCCGCGACGTTCAAGCAGAAAAGCTGCGGTCTGCAAGCGATGACAACGTAAGAGCCATCCGAGCTACTGGGATTACCAAAACTGAGAAGCCGCTGACCTACCGGGAGACTGCTGAAAAAGTAGCCGAGGTAGCCAAGACTTCCTACGCCAAACGGCGCGGCGAGTACATCGACGCTACGGACCCTCTGACCCAAGCTCTGCAGAAGCTCGATCGGTTTGATAAGAACCTTGGTAAGCTGCGCGCCGACCTCATTGCGGCTGAAGCAAATCAGTCTGTAGGGCTGGTAGCTCATGCGATCGAAAATGGCATTCCGGTGATCAATAAGTCGGGCTCCATGATGGTGACGCCCGGCGCGAACCTAAAAAATGCCGTTGAGTTTGCCCGCAGTAAAGACAAGAACGGCGAGGAGCTGCTGTCTTGGGTACTCCGTGTGAACATTGGTGAGCACCGTTTGGAAGAGCACGCGCAGGACATACAAGACCTGAAACGCATCGCGCGAGAAATCCTCGAGCTCAAAGGCGCGGTCAAGTTCCACGACAAACTGGGGCAGAACAAGGAGCGCAAGCTGGCTGAAAAAGCTCTGGCCAGCAAAGAGTCTGCGTACAAGACCATCATCCGCGAGCGGAACATCGACCCCGAGACCCTTGAGGGTCGAGAAAAAGTGGTCAATGCCGACATGATTGCGCTTCGAGACAAGCTCATGAAGGACCACCCGTGGCTCAAAGAAGCCACACAGGAGGTCTACGACGCAATGGATGGACTGGTCGACTTCCAGCTTCAGTCAGGCATGATTGACAAGCTCACGGCTGATAAATGGAAAGCTGCGCCCTACGTGCCGCTATACAAGTCGCTGACTGATCTGGAGAAGGACCCCAACTTCAGCAAGCTGTTCCCTCGTTCCGCAGAAGCTATTTCACAAGTCAAGCAGATCAAGGGTTACAAGCACGCTGTCAATATGCTGGAGAACCTCCACAAGCACTACTACGGCATGATGCTTCCGGCTGTGTTTAACCATGTGCGTAGAGAGTCCATGAGCCAGATGCTCCATCTGGATGCTCTGAACCGTATGAATGAGAGGCCTGAGCTGAGCTATGAAAAGGCGCTACGCAAAGCAACCGAAGCTGTAGAGACTAAACACTCTGGGCCTAACACCATGAAGGTGCTGGACAACGGCGAAGAGAAGCACTACAAGATTGAGGACCCTGACCTCCTTCAGATGTTTGCTTTCAACCGCCCTGAGATTCGTGGGTTCTTCGAACTTGCGCGACCGTTCACTGCCGTACAGCGAACAGCTTTCCTCAAGAACCCTGCGTTCTGGGGCACACAGCTCTTCCTCGATCCTCTCTACGCTAACCTTACAGCCGGGGCCAAGTCTCTGATCCATCCGGGTCACGCACTGGTCAACCTCGTCAAAATCTGGGCGGGTAAGAGTGAAGGAGCGAAAGCCCTAGAACGGCACGGTGTAGACATCGGGTATCAGGCCTATGCTGGCAAGAAGTCACTCTCGTTTGAGCGTACGGGCGAAGCCACTCAGTTCCATGAGCTGTTTGGTAAGAGGTCTGCATTCCGCAAAGCGATGAACGTGCTCGACCGTGTACATAACTCGATCGACGAAGCCACGCGAGTCTCTGTCTACAACGCCGTAAAGAAAGACGGTAAGAAGATGGGGCTTACGGGCCAAGAGCTGGAAGACTACGCGGTACATCGTGCCCGCACCTATATGAACTTCGCTGCCCGCGGACGGAATCAGCTCCTAAACGAATACCGATCTGTAACGGCGTTTTCCAGCGCGGCAATCAATGGCGCGGATGCCCTGATGAAGAACGCAAAGGGTTATGGGCTGAATGAGAAGGAAGCCGCTGAGGTCAAGCGTATTTTCCGCAACCGCTTAGTAACAGGTGTTGCCCTCGGCATGGGTCTTTCTCTGGCTCAGCTTAATGCGAGTAGTGACAAGCAGGAAGGCGATCTGTTCGATCAGCTAACTTCCATCGACACAGGTATGGGATTCAAAGTGCCAATGAAGTGGGACGTCGGCGCGCTCATCTACGGCCTACCCAAAGTCTTTGTGATGACCACCCTGTTAGACGCGTCTAACCCGAACTCACTGACGGCAAGCCAAGGCGTGAAAGCGGCGCTGGAGCTGATTCGAAAGAATATGCTACCCCCAATGCACTTGCCTGACGCGATCAATCCGATCTTTGAGGCAGGAACCAACTTTGACTGGGACTCTCTGGAGCCCCTTGAGTCCGCTGGAGCCATGCGTTATTCGGCTGATGCTAGAGGCCGGTCCAGCACTTTCTTGGGTGAGTTCTTCGGCAATCTGTTTGGGTCTTCTGGCAAAGTCGCTGACCACGTAGGTCGAAGCTATCTGGGTAAGTTCTATGACTACACGAACTCAATAGCCGACATGATGACGGGGCGCATGGAGGGTATGCCCGGAGCGGATAAGGGTTTGGTTAAGGCTGTCGCCGGACCGTTCTACAAGGACGAAGATAAGGTTACTGGTGCAGACAGAATCTACACCGCAGACGAGATAGCCGGCCAAGAGGTAGCCAGCTTCAACAAGTTCAAGACTTCAAACAAGGAGAAGTTCGAGGAGTTCAAGAACGACCCCAAGCGTATGGCCTACCGTCGCGCGGCTCCGGCCTTGAGAAATGCCCGAGAAAGGCTAAGTGCCTACGAGAAGCAAATCTCCATCGTAATGGACTCGAAGATGCCCAAGGAAGCCAAGGAAGCACGCATTCGACAGATCAACGAGAACAAGAGAAAAGCGATTGAGCAGGGCAACGCCACGGTAAAGAGACTCTTGGGGGACTACGCCCCCTGAGTCTCCGGGTCCCATTCCCTAGTATGTCGGAACACGATGCAGTTCACTCTCATGGGTGGCAGGTCGGTTCCGGCAGCTAGGTCATAGGGCTTCATGCCGATATACAAATCTTTTTCTTTCAATGAGCGTATAGTCTCCTCGACTGATACTCTCTCAACAGTGCAGAACTCAAGCCACTGTTTTTCGGCCACCGCGGCAACTCCGGTGGCCTTTTCGTATCTGGCCCATACGTCACCATGCGGCATACGGTAGTAGCCCTTGTTCATGACGCTCTTCTTTTCTTCTTCAGACCCATCCACCACAATCATGTGGCCGGACATACTGCTCAGAAGCGTACCCATAACGACAGAGGCTTCGCGGATCTTTTCATTGTGGACCTTGTTCTCGATCTTAAAGTCAGACCTCAGTCCTACGGTGTGATTCGTCACCCGCTCAACGTCAATGTCGTGGAGTCCAAGTTCTCGGGCAATCTCCCCCGCCGTGATAGCGGTGGCGATCATAGCGGAATGGAACCGATCGGGGCCATCAGCCCCAATTAGACGGTCTAACTCGATGCGCTTCTGCTTCAAGCGGTGCTCTACAAGCTGGAGATTCTGGATCACGTACTGCATGAAAATCTCACCCGCTATGCCGTAGTTGTAGGGCAGCGTGTCGTGGAACAGAAGGTCAGCCTCCTCTTTCGTCAGGTTATTGTCCTTGGGGATGAACAGCTCCATGATCCGCATCCGCTCCCCATCGGCATGGGCTTTGAACGCCTTGAGAATGTCGATGAGGCTATTGTTCCCAGAAGTTACACCCAGAGTCTCCCACCCTGATTCGTTGCGCCTCTCCGCATTGACGTGCGCTTGCATACGATTCCTCTCCCGGTTATTGGAGAAGTTGAGGACGAAGTTACTGAGCTTGTCAGCCTCGATGTTGGTCAGTTCGTCCACGCACACCGGCAGGTTACATAGGCTTGCCATGCGGCTTTGAATCGCCAGAACTGTGTCGTTGAGACTCAGCATGGTCCGTGTCGGGTGCCCCCAGATGCTGTTGATGCACATCTGAATGGTTGACTTGCCCACGCCCGAAGCTGGATTGGTCAGGTGGAGTAGGGCACTTCCGATGTTGAGTAGCGAGTACAGGGGCGCACCGAACCCAATAAACAGCGCAAACGCACGGACCTCATTGCCCGGGTTGTTGTAGGTATTGATGACGGACTTCCATTTATCCAGCGTCCCCTCTTTGTTGTAGTAGGTGTAGAGCGTCTCAAGGTTCTTGCACACCGGGGAGAATTCGATCAGGCCCTGCTGGTTGATCTCGCGCTTGCCGATCAGGAACTTGGTCCTCTCGTCGTGCCACCCAAAGCTGTCTCGGGCCTTGAGCTGGTTCCTCTTGGTTTGGTCGTATTCCATAAATGCGTTCATGTAATTGATGAGTAACTTACCCTTCGTGCCCACCACATGGATACTGTGCGACTGGAGATAAGAAAGAATCAGGTCCTGCTTGGCCAGCCACGCCGCCGGCACCACGAGTTCTTTGAGGCCATCGTTCGGAGTGAGGTGCATCCAATGCCCGACCGCGCCACCGCCTTTGCCGGCTTCCGAATGCAGATCCTCGACGCGCCGATGGAGCCAGAAGTCCCGCTGATAGATGATGGTGTCCTGTATCTCCTCCTCTTCGTCGGTCTTCTTCATCTTCTTGTCAGCGACCACACCACGGTAGATCACTCCACCTGCCTTGGATCGGAAGTAGGGTGGCGGGTAGTCGTCTGGAATAGTGATGGTGATGGTCCCGCCAATGTCCTCGGCATGGGCCTCAATGATGTTGTCCTCTGGAGTAGCCTCGGCATAAATCTGGCTCAACTGGAGCGGGGACGCCATCGGCGTCGGTTTGTTGTAGTGCTCGCAGTGTTGGCATGGATCTGGGTCCTCCGCCCGGAAGAAAGCGCAGGTCGTTGGGTAGCCCTTGCGCTCGAATAGCTTCTTCACCGTGTCGTCGTAGTCATACCGCTCCTCATCCTTCTCTGATATTTCAACCGCCCACTTGATCTTCTCGTCATCCGTCCCATCACACTCCATGATGACGCCTAGGGCGCCTTTCCAGATCGGTTCATCGGTATGCGGTTGGTCCTCATAAGCGCGGCGAATTTGCTCGCACCCTTTACTCTGCGTGATAGTGATGGGCTCCATGAGCCCTGTCTCTGGATTTTTATACTGAGTCTTTACGGTATACGTCTGTTGGCTACGTTGCAGAATATGCGGCCAGCTTCGAATGGTGGCTTCGCGCAGAATCTTTTGAATGCCCTGAATGTCTCCCGACCCGGGCGGGGGCGGGTTGTCCAAAAAGGTCTCTGCCTTCTTGAGCTTGATCAGAGCGGAGAAGTCCTCGACGCGGATAGCCTTTGGTGGCACAGCCAGCCGTACAGGTTTTGCATCCCCGTATTTGTAATTGGTGGTGCCGGGCACTCGCAGGAGGCGCACTACGTCATGGGTACACCCAGCGTCTATAACTAACCCGTTATCGCGCGCCAGTTTAACGAATGCCTTAGATAGTTCTGACTTCTCGTTGTATGAAATGTCTCTATCAAAGACGTAGTAGCAATGGAGTCCATATCCTGACAGAACAATGGCAGGTTTCGGTAGACCAGTATTTCGTAAGAAGTTGAATAGCTCAGTTCTAGCTGTGTCAAAAGACGTGTATTTCTTGGGGTGGGGTTCATCCTGCACGTCGAGTTCAAACTGAACGACCCTAGAAGCACAATAATTCTTAAGCTCTTTCTTGTCATTGGCGCCTCGCATAGATGCCGTACTAAAGTACGTATCGAGCCCCTCAGCACAAAGCTCGTTAGCGTAGGCGACAGCCTCGTCTACGTCTAGGAAATTACTGAATTTATTAGCACGCGGCGGATTGGCGTTTCCCCCCAGTCCTTGAATGTGAATATATCCTTGTTGTGGACACACGAGGTCCATGAATTCTTTTTGCATAGCGACACCGCGAGGAGGGGGCACCCGGAGGTGCCCCGATACAAAGCCAATTAGACGGTCTAACTCAGGGCTTTATACTTCCTCGCCCCACTCATCGAGCAGAGACGCCGCCTGAGCCATAGCACTTGAGGCCGGGGCAGGTGCGGGAGCGTCTTCTACTGGGGCGGGAGCCGGTTCGGGAGCTGGGGCAGGTGCGGGAGCAGCCTGAGCAGCAGGGCGGCTAGGCCGAGTGCGAGCAGGGGGAGCAGAAGGAGTGGGCTCAGCAGCAGGAGCAGCAGTAGAATCATCGCTAGGCTTGCGATAATTAAAGACAAGAGCATTCTGAGCCTCTTCGGTTTCACTCTTTTCAACGACGGTCCGCAGGTGTTCGGTCGGCACCCAGTCCTTACCAGAGAACCACAGAAGCGGAGTCGCTGAGTCAGAGTCGAAGCTGATGCGGGTGACAACCCGGCGAGGATCTACTTTACGGCCATCCAGATAAGTGGAGTACCCGAGGAGGCCGCCGCGTCCCGTGCCTTGGTCATACTTGGTGAACAGAGACTGTGCCGGGATGGTCATCTCGAAAATGTCCCCGCCCTCGATGTTGTTCGCCAGAACGACAGCGATATTCGCCTTGGTCTGGCACGCCTTGGTTGTGCCCGTACCTGAGCCAGCGATGTTCTTTGGGCACTTCAAGCACGACGAAGACTGTGGGGCCACTGCATTCGGGTGCGGAACCTTGTTGTCGTTGGACCAGCAGTCTGGAGGAGACGTGTCTTTAGGATCGAACGCCTTGGAATAATACTGACGGAGAAAGTTCTCTGACGCACCCAGAATAACCACGTCGATATGGCTGTCCTTAGAGCCGATTTCTTCGCCATTGATCTGCATACGGAACTTGTTGCCCCGAATAGAGATTCGACGAGAAGATCCCCCAGAGTTGCGCGCCAGATTGAAAAGCGAGCTATTGCCCAGTGCGCCAGCTAGATCATCAGGTACAGCAGGTACGCCAGCGGGACCAGAAAAGATTGTTAAATTTGACATACTATACTCTCTTATAAGTAGTAAGATTCTCACGCAGACGATAAACGTCCGTTATCTTGAACAGGACGCGTCCTGTTATGGGATTCTTGTATTTGGTCAGATGACCCTTTTCAATCATATACGTTAGCTTGTTTTTTGATACGCCAAGATAATCGCATACTTCTTTGAATGTTAAAGACGGGTGGCACTCTGATGGGGGCCGCTGATTATCGGCCCCGAGTTCTTCCCCGTCAACGCGCTCGTTGCTCATTAGGTCCCCTGTGCTCTCCGCACGGTGATTGCGTAAGCTGAGTCGAGACTGAGGCCAACCGGCTGTTTGTCAGGGTTCTCCTCGAGGAACTTCTTGATGTTCCCCTGATGGATTCTCTGCTCAAGCAGATACGGCGCATCCTCGGTCTTGATGAAGTCATACATCCCCTGCCAGTCCGTCGTCCAGTAACGAGTCTTGACTGTCCGGGTTGCGGTGCCGAACTTGGTCTTGATGCTGTCCCCACCGGCACCCTTGAGGATCTCAAGCAATGCGTTCTGGAAGGTATTCTGCTTCTCAAGAAGCTCTGCATCGGCAAGGTCAAATTGCTTCTTCAGTTCCGCTCTCTTGTCGCGGATCTTGATATAGGCTGAGACAAGTTTCTCAGCAGTCACTTCGCTCATGGTCTTCTCCGGTAAAGGGGTGGTGGCCCACCCATGGGTACATATAGTACCACAAAGTTGGAACGTGTCAAGTCTATCCTTCAAGTACCTCTTTGTACAGACTTAGCAGGTCGTCCTGATTGTCCACGTTGCTTTGAAGTTGTTTGTACCGCTTGGCCTCGACGGGGCTTCCGACCAGATGGTAGATGGTGCAGGGGTTCTTCTGACCGTTTCGGTGTACCCGATCGTTCGCCTGTAGGTAGGTCTCCGCGCTCAGCGTGGGGCTGAACCAGATCACCGTGTCGGCACGGTGCAGAGTGATGCCGTGAGATGCCGCCCTTGGCTGAATGACCAGAACCTTGGGGTCGTTTGTTTTCTGGAAGCGTTCGATGATCTCGGCACGCTTGTTGCCAGACGTACCTCCCCCGATGCAGTCATAGGTCACACCCTCGCTCCTGAGCCTCTCTGTAATTACTTGGACGGAGTGCTTGAATGTGGCGAAGATCAGCACCTTGTGTGATGACCCATGGACGATACTCATCGTCTCGTCTAGCCGACTCTTGGCGTCGAATGTCACCACGCTACCGTCACTCATGTAGCAGGACCCAGAAGCAATCTGAAGGAGTTTATTGAGCAGGACTCCGGCATTGACGGCGGTCACTTCCCCTGACGCTAGGCTCAGGATGTTTTCTCTACGCATCTTCTCGTAGTACATACCTTGCTCCTTGGTCATCTCCACTTCGAGTGTGACGTAGGTTCTCTCAGGTAGGTCTAGGCATTGCTCCTTGGTGAACCGAATGGCCGGCTGAAGGATACCGCGAACCATTGCCGTAGCCTCTGGCTTTGGAATCCACTTGAAGGTGCTGACCTTATCCATGATCATGGTTTTGAATGCCGTGACAGACTTCGGCACAGTCTCGGATCGACATATCCTCGCAATGCCATAGGCATCCATCGGGGACTGAGCAATCGGCGTCCCGGTCATCATCCATACCCATGTGTCTGGCCCCACCAGAGAACGAATGGCCTTGGCCCTGTGCGTATTGTCGTTCTTCACGTAGGTCGCCTCGTCGCAGATGATGAGGTCGAACCCACCCGTCTGGAGTTCTCTTTTCATCGTGACAACGGCATCGTAGTTGATGACCACGTATTTGGCGCCGGACCCGATGACCTTTTGGCGTTGCTCTCTGGAGCCGATAGCCACGTCGGTATGCACACCCATGAGGATCTGGCTCATGTCGTTGAGCCACGCGGCCTTGACTACCGATAGGGGGCAAATGACGAGCACTCGGTTGATCTTCTTGTTCTGGAGCAACCAATGACTTGCCCAGATAGCAGACGCAGTTTTGCCTGTGCCCTGCTCGTTGAACAGATAACACCTTCTGTGCATGGTCAGGAACTCAGCGGTTGTCCGCTGATGGTCCATCGGTTGGTAGGTCCCGGGCCAACTGTAATTTCTCAGGATCGGTGAGGGGGTTTCCGTGGAGTGGAATCCCAGATTTCTAAGAACTCTTGTGTTGTCCAATGTCCAGCGTACTGCAACGCCGTCTTCTGTTCTAAAGGCTTGGTCCTGAAATATTCTCAGGACCTCGCTAATCTTCTCTGGTTCGCCCTTAACGACTAGGGCTTTGTTGTGCAGTATATTAGGCTTTGAATACGCGCTTCCCTCTTGAGCCAGCATCTACTTTACTCTTGGGTTTGTGGTTTGACTTACGAGCATAGGATCTGTTTGTCTTAGAGTCTTCCAAGAAAAACCCACCCTTATTGCTACCTCCTTCAGACAGCGCGCTGACGTGAGCCACGTCCTTACCCTTACGGTTAACGCCCTTCTTATCGAGGGCGCGTCTAGCGCGTTGTCTTTCCATCCGGGCTTCATGAGCACCGGGTCTTTTCTTTTCTAAAGCCGTTTCGTGTGCGTAGTTACGCTTCGATGCGGGTATAGGCATTATCGTCTACCTCCGTGATGAGGGCAAGAAGAAACTGCACACCATGCTTTGCACAGTCCATTGGGGTTCGGGTTAAAGACCCCAGTATCATACGACTGGCTACGTTGCTCAAGATGTGGGTACAACTTGCCGAATACAGCAAGTGCCTGATCTCTCTCGTACTGGGACCGAATGAACCAATCATCCTCTGTCATGCCCTCGCGGTCAATCAGAACCACAAAGATGAGAGCGGCATAGATTTTCTTGATCTGGGGGTACTTGATGAAGATGGCCGCGGCCATGAGGTCGAGCTGAGTGGTGTCGGCGTACCGGGAGGACTTACCCGTCTTGTAGTCAACGATGTAGGCTTTGTCTCCGCACAGAATCACAAGGTCAGCCACGCCCCGGAACCAAACTTCCTTATCGAAGAACTCACAGGCCACGTAGCGGTCGCCTTCTTTCTTGAGCCCAAGCTTCATTTCGCAATGAAAGACTCCGGGCTTGGACGCCAGCTTGTCCAGAATAGGAAGCATGAACCCAAAGCGTGGATCCAGAGGCTTCCCGTCCCGAATGTATTCCTCCGCGGCCAGATGCAGTTCCGTGCCGTACCGTTGCGCTTCCGACTCGGTGTAGGGAATTTCTTTTGAAACC